GCTGGCCGAGGCCATGCAGTGCACCGAAAAGGACGCACGGCGCAAGCATTGCTCAAACTGTGAGTATTACGAAAACAGTTTTATGGACCAAGTCAAGATCGAGCGCATCCCGATGGCAGCCTACGACAAGGGCGCAGGCTTTCGTGGCCACTGTGAAAAGCTGAACTTCATCTGCAACGACATGCGCGTCTGCCAGGCCTGGGAAGACCGGGAAGAAGAAGAAGAATATTGACGGGATGCCGAAATGTGGGAAAATGCAGCCGCTGAGCCTATCGAGCCGCCAGCAGCTCACCCTGAACAGGAGCTGCGCATGTCTGGTGTCGATTGGTTGAGAGTGAACCTGCAAAGGGTTTTCGCGCTCCCAACGCCAGCCGTTGAGTGGCTGCTCATGCTTTATGGGGCCATACAGGTCTTTGATGATGTCGCAGACGGTGATCCAGTCGAGCGCGAAGACCTCAATGCGGTGATCTGGAACACCCTGGTAGGCATGAACCAGAACACATTTTGGATTGCCAACTCCCACAGCCTCGCACCCATAGTGGCCACCATGATTCTGAAGTGGCAGGCCTCCGACCAGGCCGAGCGATCAGGCAAGGCCGATGCACGGTCATTTATCTGGCGTGCAGGATACTATGACGTTGTGCTGATGACCGTGGCGCTGTGCCACGGCACTCGTCGTGCGACAGAAGATGCAAGCAGCGTCATGGAGTTGTATGGCGAGAAATTTGAAGACTACATGAAGGAGTTCAGCCATGCCTGATCCAGTCACTGGTTTAATCGTTGGAGGCTCGCAACTGCTTGGCGGCATGATGCAGGCCGATGCAGCAGGAGAGGCCGCAGGCATTCAAGCAGGCGCAGCAGAGGCTGGCATTGCAGAGCAGCGCAGGCAGTTCGATGCACTGCAAGCATTGCTCAAGCCTTACACCGAGGCAGGTCTTCCTGCGCTCCAGCAGCAGCAGGCATTGCTCGGCCTACAAGGCCCAGAAGCAGAGCAGGCCGCCATTGAGCGCATTCGAGGTGGCGAGACCTTCCAAGCATTGGCACAGCAGGGCGAAGAGGCTCTACTTCAGCGTGCTTCGGCCACTGGTGGACTGCGAGGTGGCAACATCCAAGGCGCACTTGCACAGTTCCGACCAGCTCTGCTGAACCAAGCAATCGAGCAGCAATACGGACGGCTCGGAGGAATGACATCACTAGGCCAGCAATCAGCAGCCGGTGTCGGAACTGCCGGCATGCAAACAGGCACCAATGTGGCCAACTTGCTGGCCCAGCAAGGGGCAGCCAGAGCTGGTGGAGAACTTGGCGAGGCTAAGGCATTCAGTGGCCTGTTCAACCTGCCAGCTCAGGTGCTTGGTTTCCAGTACGGCGCAGGCGGCAAGGCTGGTCTTGGCTTTGGGTTTTGAGGAATAGAACATGGCCACCATCAATCCATTCCAAGCCCCGATCAACTACGCAGTCGACGTGCAAAGCCCTTTTGAGGCGGCGCTGGGTGGTTTTAAGATGGGTTCTGTTGTTGCGGAGGCCGAAGCGGCCAGAGCTGCGCGTGAGCGTGCCCAAGCAGCACAAAGAGAACTCACCAATCTGTTTAAAAACCCCAATGCAACATCCGCAGACTATGCGAGGGTTACGGCTTTCTTGCCCAAAGACCAAGCGTCAATTGTCATGCAGGGCTTTGAGGCGCAGACAAAAGAGCAGCAACAAAATACTTTGCGATTGGGCACGCAAGTTTATACCGCCATCAAGTCAGGCAATTTGCCAGTTGCTGAAATGCAGCTCAAAGAACAAGCGGCTGCTCTAAGAAATTCAGGCAGAGAAAAAGAAGCGCAAGGGTATGACGACCTATCAAATCTCATTAGGCTGAACCCAACGAATGCACAAGCAATAATTGGCTTGAACATTGCTGGTCTGCCTGGCGGCAAGGACTTCCTTGATAGTGCTGATAAGGCACTGGCAACAATCCGAACAGAAGCAGAAGCGCCGAGCAAATTGATGGAGGCGCAGGCAAAAGCTCAAGAAGCGGTGCAGAAAGCAGCAAATGCTGTTCTTACCGCAGAAGATGATATTGCGAAGGCAAGAGCGCAAAGGTTGGAAGCGGAGGCCAAAGCAAACTTAGAAGCGATAAATGAACGCGTGGCAAGGGCCACGCAGCCATTTAAAATCAGCGAGGCTCAAAGCATCTCAACTATCAAGGCAGCAGAGGCCAAGTTTGCGCCAGATAAATTTGGGGCTGAACTTGGGTTGACGCAGTCCCAGATCGAAGCATCCAAGGCAGCCCGTCGGGCGTCTGATGCTGCTGCCGCGAAGTCTGGTGCAGAGGCCAAGCGTGCGCAGGCAGAAGCTGACCAGATAGCCGCAGGCATTCTTCCTAATGAAAAGCGCCCAGAAGCCGAGAGCAAGTTCCGCAAGGAATACAACGACCAGACAAAGCCTTTTCAGGAGGTCAAGTCTGCTTATGGTCGTGTGCTGGTATCTGAGGACACGGCAGTTGGTGATCTGTCACTGATCTTCGGCTACATGAAGATGCTTGACCCTGGAAGTGTGGTGCGCGAGGGAGAATATGCGAATGCGGCAAATACCGCAAACGTACCAGACACAATCCGCAATATTTACAACAGGGTCGTAAACAAAGAACGTCTAACACCTTCGCAGCGCGATTCATTCAAAGGCCAGGCCAAAAAACTCTACGAATCTGCTGGACAACAGGAAGCTATTGTCAGGCAAGGTCTTGAGCGCATTGCCAAAGGCTATGGTCTGAACACGGCCAACATCTTTTATACGCCATCCGAGGTTGCACCGACAGTCCCTGGCGCTCCTGCTCCAGCGCCTGCTCCAGCCCCAGCGGCTCCTGCGGCAGCCCCCGCAGCAGCCCCAGCAATGCCCTCTGGTTTTCGCGTAATTCGGTAAAGGTCAAGACCAATGGCAAAATACAAAGTCCAAGCGCCTGACGGCAGCATCATCGAGCTGGATGGCCCGGATAACGCAACAGATGCGCAACTGATCCAGGCTGCTCAGGCAGCCTATGCACAGCGCCAGCAAGGCGCTCAGGCAGCTCCAGCACCAGCTGCTGCCCCTGCACCTGCCGCAGCTCCTGCCGCAGCGCCAGCAGCAATGGCACCTGCGCCAGCACCGGCTGCGGCTCCCAGAGCAGCTAGACCTGCTCCTGCCGCTATGGCAACTCCTGCGCCTGTGGTTGCACCTATACCGGCAGCTCCTGCCCCTGCTCCTGCTGCGGCTCCAGGGCAGCCAAAGCCGATGGGATTTTTCGAGGGTTTGGTTGAGACTGTGACTGGCCGCGCTCGCGCAACGCCTGAGACACAGCGCCTGCCAGAGTGGACGACCATGCCAGAACTCAACCAGATGAGCGTGGCATCCTTCAGAACTGCCCTTGGATCACTGCTCAGCAACCCCAAGGAAACGGTGCAGATTCTGCAGTCTAATTTCCCTGGCGTGCAGGTGCGTCAAGACGAGAAGGGGAACTACATCCTGCGGTCGTCTGTCAACCAGCAGGAATACGCAATCCCGCCAGGCCTCACGATGGGCGACATTCCTCGGGCGATTGGAGGCATTGCAGCTTTTACGCCAGCAGGACGAGCTGCAACCATCCCTGGCGCAGTTGTTGGCGCTGGTGCAACCCAGGCGGCTATCGAGACAACACAGGCCGTCACTGGCGGTCAAGTCAGCCCAGCAGAGATTGGTCTGGCAGCGGTCACAGGACCAGCAGGACAGATTCTGCAGCGGGTGACACCTCCGGTTACGGCAGCCGTTCGCAGAGGCGTACAGCGTGCCACAGGCCGCGCACCGGCTCCTGCTGCGGCTGCTCCCGCACCTCGTGTCGAGCCGACACTTGAAGCCTTCCCTGAGCCAAGCGTAGATCAGCAAATTGCTGGACTCCGGTTCCAGCAACAGCGTCTTGCATCAGAACCCCTTCAAGAAGGAGAGTCGGTATATCTGCGAGAACTTAGCATCAATGATCTACAGCGGCAGATAGATCAACTCAGCGCACCGCCTGTAGCACCTCCAGCAGCCGCAGCAATACCCGAGGCACCACCTCCTGCTCCTGGCCCTGCTGGCGCTCCTATGGGCACGGCAATGGCCCCTGAAGTGCCACCTGCAGCAGCCGCTGCAGAAGGTGGCAATGTTGGCGATGTGCTGAACCTGGCACGCAAGGCCGGAGGATTTGGTCCTGGCTCCTCTGCGGCCAAGGCCAAATTGATTGATCTTGCGCAGGTCAACCCAGAGGCCCGTGCTGCAGCCGAGCGCCTTCGCATGGACTTGCCATTTGATGTGTTTAGCGACAACCCTCAGGTGCGTAATGCTGTTGGCCTTACCCGTGCACTGGTTGCAGGAGAGACAGAAGCTGCATGGGAAAGCACCTTGCGCAACGTTGTCCAGCGTGCCGACGAGGTGTCGCAGCAGTTTGATGCGAATTTCATTGCTGGCAGACCAGCTCCTGGGGCTACCTCGCAGAAGATTGTGGATTCGCTCACAAGTACTAGGGCAAGCGTAAAGCAAGAAGCAGATGACTTGTATAAGCGAGTGGATGCAGTTGTTCCAAAATCTTTTCCAGCAAGTACGGACAACCTTGCTAGAGAACTTGCCAAAATCAAAGAAGAACTCGGCGCATCTGCAACTGGCATCAAGTCTTTGAAAAAACTTGATGAGATGGTTAATAGCGGGATGACCTATGGTGGTGTTTCTTTTGAAAAAAGCATGTTGGGTGCTGCAAAACGCGCAGGCACAACAAACGATTACGCTACAAACCTAAACATCGGAACAATTAAACGGTTGGAGGCAGCCATTGCCAAAGATCAACTTGATACCGTAGAGGCATTTGGCGGTGAAGAAGTTCGTAGACAGTTGCGTGCGGCCAACCTGCTGACAGCCAAGCAGAAGGCACTTGAAGATCGCATCGTTGGAGCATTTGGCAAGGAAATCGACGGCAGCGTGGCTCAGCGTATGCAGACAGCCATCAACACAGCCGCAAAGGGAGATGCTGCAGCCTTCAATCGCTTGATGAAGGTTGTGCCAGCAGAACTGCAAAAAGAAACGCTGGCTACGGCATTTGCGTCTGTCACTTCTGGCAAGGGAGCAGGCAAGGCAGCAGGAGCTGCTGAAACCGTGTTCAGCCCAGCCGAGTACACGAAGGTTTATCGTGGCCTTCGAGCCAACCCGCCTGTCTACTCCCAGATGGTCAAGATCATGGGGCCAGAGTGGGACCGTGCCTCGCGTGATCTCTACGAGATTTCGAGGCGCATTGCTGATGCAGATGCGCGTATTCCAACCACAGGCAAGGCTAACCAGATTTTGGGACAGGCTGCTGTAGAAAGTCTGATGGGTCAGGTAATGTCTACTAGTATGGCGCAGCGTGCTGCGACTGGCGTGGCAAGCATGATGGGGCCTGTTGGCGGCGTCGTGGCCCCAGACATTGTGCAATGGATGTCTAATACCAAGGGCGCTGGCGTGCAGAAGGCGGCCAAGCTCTTTGCCTCGCCAGAGTTCCAAGAGCTGGCTGTGCAAACTGCCACTAAAGGTGGTCAGCCAAGCCAGGCGGCCATCCGTCGCACGGCCATGAGCAAGTCCTTTGGGGATTTCGCAAAAGAAGCGAACCTGCCACAATCTCTGGATGCACGCATCCAGTTCTTGCAGAGTGCAATCCAAACAGGACGACAATTCGACCAGGAGAACCAACAATGAGCGCACTCTCGATTCAAGTCCCATTTCCGGTCTTTCAAGACCGTGATGGCCAGCCATTGGAGAACGGTTACATCTGGATTGGCCAGGCAAATCTGAACCCACAAACGAACCCTGTCGTGGTGTACTTCGATGAGGCTCTGACCATCGTAGCGGCACAGCCTCTACGCACGCTCAACGGTTACATCTCCCGCGCAGGCACACCAGCACAGGTTTACGTTGATGGTGTAAGTTTCAGCATCCTGGTGCAAGACAGCAAAGGATCAATGGTCTACAACTTCCCAGATGGAACTGGCATCAGCCCAGATGCTTGTGGGGTGATTTATAACCCACCATTTACTGGCGCTGTTCCGACACCTGTTTGCGAGAAGTTAGAGCAAACTGTCAGCGTCATGGACTTTGGCGCTGTGGGTGACGGCGTAACAAATGACACGGCTGCTTTTAGTGCAATGTTTACGTACACCAATAGTTCCGGTGCGTATTGGCATATCCCAGCAGGAACCTACATTGTCAACGGCGCTTCTCCGATTCAGATTAAAACTAGCGGGCGCTGCGATGGTTTGATAAAGATTCCAAAAGCAAACACGACCTGCTGGTTTGAAATTGCTAGGGATACCGCTGGAACAGTTGTTTCAACAACTGGATGGGACCCCCTGATTCGCGGTAAAACACAAGTTGGGGCTACTAATGCTGCCAACAAATACCTGTTCATCAATTCAACTGAAGTTGTTATTGATCGAATTGGTGCTGCGGCCCCTTATTACAAGCAAGAATTCATACGCTGCGACAACCAAGGCAACATGACCACTTCGCTGGTCAACACCTACACCAGTTACGCAAACGTCACGGTAACGGCAAATACTCCCTCAGAACCTGTGCAGATTGACGGGCTTAAGGTTTTACGCACTGGAGCTGGCCCCGTAGGACTTCGCGGAAGCATTGTAGTCAATCGAGACAACGTGATTTTGAATCAACCGGAAGTCCGAAATGAAGATCCTTCAGTACCTTTGGCGTTTGCCATTGAAGTTGGGTATTGCGCTGATGTGACATTGAATAGACCATTTGCAAATGGGCTTCAATACGCAGGCTTGGGTTACGGTGTTAGCGCCACAACAACAATTGGTTTGACGGTAAACGACGCCACCATGATTGACTGCCGTCATGGTTGCTCTGGTGCTTTCAACGTCGATTGGACAATTAACGGTGGCAATTGGCACTATGGGATTGACGATCACTGGGGTAACCGCATGATTGTCAATGACGCAAAGATTTTTGCACCTCAAGGTGGCAGTGCAATTGGTTACGCTGGCTATGACATTTCAGTCAATGATTGCCAGCAATTTGGTGGCCGTAACTTCTTTGCAATCAGGCTTGACACGCCAGCACTTGGCGGTGTGGTGTCTATCAAAAACACAAAAGTTCAATCATCGGACGGAAGCTCAACATATTACTTTTTTGGCTTTTCTTCTGATGATGGCAGTGGTCCAATTGTTTGGCCGATCACGGTAAAGCCGTTTCTTCCTGATTTAATTGTCATTGAAGACGCTCAAATAAATGTAGACGTTGCCACAATTTCTGTTGCAAGACTTGGTTTGCTTGAAACAGCACACACTAGTTGGGGAACTGTAATTGTCCGTGGCGCTGTTCGCTCTGAGGCAAACATTGTTCCAATTTTTGCGATCAAAAATTCAACGTACAGCCAAGATCGCACGGCAAATTTGACAGTTGACGGGCCAATTGATTGCAAGAATGAAAGTGTGATCTACGCTACGGCAACCGATGGGGTTGCTACTAGAGCATACAACTGCCGCATTGAAGGCGTTGTATCTGGCAGCGTTCGTTACAGCGGGTACAGCGTAAACACCATGCGTATTGCAGACTGTTCTTTGGCAAGTATTGTCAATGACGACGCTGCTGCTCCTTGGGGCAATACGCTCACAACCGTCAGCGACACGTTTATGGTGGGTGGCGTGGTTAGCGGAAACTTTCGAAACATTGCGTTCTATAACTGCACGTTTACGGGCACGATTACGCAATTTCCATTTGATGGTGTTACGAACTATGCGACGCTGGTTGGAAACACTCGCACAGTAACCCAAGCGGCAATGCCAGCCGACATCAGAAACAACGTAGTTTCACCATTCATATAAGGAGAATTAAATGGCAGATGCAAAAATTTCCGCATTAACTGGCGCTACTACCCCGCTTGCGGGTACTGAAGTATTGCCAATTGTTCAAGGCGGCACAACCGTAAAAGTTGCTGTTTCAAACTTAACGGCTGGACGAGCAGTGGCTGTCTCTAGCCTTGCAAGCAGCGGAAACATTGGCGCGGTAAATACAGCCCCTACAACGCCGTTGATGGTAAACACCTACAACGGTAGCGACCCCACTTACCGGGGCGATGTTGTTGTCAATTCACCGGGAGCTTCGCTCTCAAGCAACGGTGGAATTGAACTCAAAGTGGACAACGCTGGCAGCGGTTTTGGGGCTAGATTCTTAAACTACTATCCAGGAAGTGGAAGCACATACGACATCGCAATCCAAATGCGGAACAACTCCGCATCTTGGACAACGCAACTGAATATAAAGTCAACTGGCAATGTATCTGTCTCAACAGGAAACCTTGTCATTGACACCTCGGGCAAAGGCATTACGTTGCCGGGTGAAATAACTTGGACAAGCGGTGCTGGTAGCCCCGAAGGTGTTGTAACAGCACCTGTTGGGTCTTTGTATTCCCGATCTGATGGTGGCTTACTCTCGTCACTGTACGTTAAAGAATCAGGAAGCGGAAACACTGGTTGGGCGGGCAAATAAAATGTTAAAAGCAGTAAGAGCATCTATCACAAGCGGAATAATTAGTTTTATTTCGTCCAGACCAAAGGTTGTTCCATTGCAAAGCCAAGTGGTTTTGTATGGAATATTACTTCTTGAAGATGGCTTTGCTCTTCTGCAAGAAGATGGTTCAGAAATCATTTTGTAAAAGGAAAAATTATGGCATCGAATAGTCAAATCGCATTCGCACCCCTTGGCAATACAGTCGTCATTCCTGCCACTACTGTTGCATCAACTGGAGTCCAGGCACTGGTGTTCTCAAGGCTTGATGCACAAAGTACAGGCCAGTATCGCATCATCAACAGCAGCTCTAATACGGTGTTTCTTGGCGTTGGCAACACTGCAGCAGAGGCTGCGGCCAATGCAGTGGCTCCTGTAGCTGGCACTCCTACAGCGGCCATCGTGCTGATTCCTGGTGCTGTTGAAGTGCTGCGCTTTGCGCGTGAGTCGTTCTTCTCAGGCCTGGCACCTGCTGGCGCATCTACCGTCTACATCGTGCCAGGCGAGGGCATGTAATGAGCCAGGTCGATGCAACCGATGCACGACTTCAGACGCACGAAGAAATTTGTGCGCTGAGGTATGACCAGATCAATGCGCGACTCAAGCGCATTGAGGCCATCATGATGAAGACGGCAGGCATCATGCTTGTGTCAATGGCAGGAACCATTTTTGCTGCGATCTGGATGACAAAATGATTGCAAAAGACAAGATACAGCATCTCGCAATGGGCGTCGGCTCGACTGTTGTCCTTGGCGCGATTCACTTCTTGCCCGTGGGCTGGGCCGTTGCCATCGGTGGCATCGTGTTCGGCATCTTCTACGAGTTCCAGCAGTGGTATCGCAAAGAAGGCCAACCTGATGCTTGGGATGCTGTTGCCACCGCGCTGCCTGGCATTGTGATCGGCGCTGCCTGGGAACTGCTGAAGGTGTAAGTATGTCAGACCAAGACCTGAACCACGAACTGGCGCTCATCAAGGAACAGGCCAAAGTAGAGCTGAACAAGCTGCAAGCGCAAAGCACAGCAAAGGAAGTGGCCGGTAAAGCCATCGGCGAAAGCGGCCTCTTTTACATCACGCTGATTATCGTCATCGGCGTTGGCTCCAGCGTGGTGCTTGAGAATGAAAAAATCGCTGCAGTGATGGGCCTGCTGGGTGCCGCATTGACTGCGCTCATCTCGATGCTCAATGGAATCGCTGGTGCAAGCACCAAGCAGGAAAAGCCTGAATTTGAAATCATGAAGCAGTTGATTGAAAAGCTCGACCGCCTTGACCGTCCAGAGCAGCCGATGCGCGTTGACGTTGAAGGCGACAAAGTAACAGTGCGCAAGGGTGACGATGTTGTAACTGCGAAAAAGGAGTGAACATGGACTGGCTCAAGCAGATCGCCCCGACGATTGCCACCGCCCTGGGTGGCCCACTGGCAGGCATGGCCGTCTCGGCAGTCTCCAAGGCCATTGGCGTGGACGAGGCAAAGGTTGGCGATCTGATCGCCTCCAACAAACTGACTGCCGACCAGATCGCTCAGGTCAAGCTGGCCGAGATCGAGCTGCAGAAGCAGGCGCAGGAACTGGGCCTGAACTTTGAAAAGCTGGCCGTCGAGGACCGCAAGTCTGCCAGAGAGATGCAGGCCACCACTCGCTCGATGATGCCTCCCATCCTGGCTGGCGCTGTGACCCTGGGTTTCTTCGGCATCATGGTGATGATGTTCTTCAACCAGATTGACAGCAACAACCCTGCCATCTTGATGATGCTGGGCAGCCTTGGCACCGCCTGGACAGGGATCATTGCCTACTACTTCGGCAGCTCGGCTGGCTCGCAGGCCAAGACCGATCTGCTCTCCAAAGCCACCAAGTGAGGACACTATGAAACAGAATTTCGAAGCTGCACTGGCTGCCGTCCTACACCATGAGGGTGGCTTTGTGAACCATCCCAAAGACCCAGGTGGCATGACGAATCTCGGCTGCACCAAGAAAGTCTGGGAGGAGCATTGCGGCCACGAGGTGGACGAGAAGACCATGCGTGCGCTCACACCTGCCGATGTGGCTCCTCTGTACAAGACAAAGTACTGGGACAAAGTGCGCGGCGACGAGCTGCCGTCTGGCGTCGATTACGCTGTGTTCGATGCCGCCATCAACAGCGGCCCAGGAAGGGCTGCAAAGTGGCTCCAGGCGTGCGTTGGAGTCGAGCAGGATGGTGGCATAGGCCCAAAGACTTTGGCGGCCGTGTCGGCCTTTGATGCGCAGCAGCTCGTCGAGGACTATTCCAAGCGCAGGCTTGCTTTTCTTGTTAACTTG